GGCTTACCAAATGTGTTTACTAAGATTGATTCTGTGGATACTGGAATAATTGTAGAAGCTGGACCCCATGCGAATGGTCCTGCATAAGCTCCTGCTGTTGTCAGAACGGAAGGCACAACGGTAGTTAGATTAACTTCGTTTACACTTACGCCTGGAGATAATAGATTTGCCATTTTTTTCTTCTCCTTGAATTATTATGAGTTTTGGCACTTGAATACCATAAGTGTATTTATGAATCACCATTTTTATAAGTTTCGCATCATGTCTCGTATAAAAGAACCATATGTGTCACCTCCAGGTGTTGAATCCCATAAATCACCATCAATTAATTCAAGGTTTGTTGTCATTCCATCTTCAATAATAGGTGCAGGTAACGTTTCATCATCGACCTGATTCATCTGTTCCAACTGTAATTGCTTACGAATGTCATGACTTACAATCTCTTTAAAGTACTTTTGAGTTGTTATCCATGAAAATATAACCAATGTCATCACTAAATCATCATTAGCACCTTCTTCTGCCATGAATGTGTTCTTTTGTGCTACAAATGTGGTCAATTCTGATACGGTATCAAAATCATTGATGATGAGTTTATCGCCTTCAATCAACATTTTTAGGTTGGAACAACCAATTCGCTTCACTTGCGGAGACATTTTAAGTCCCATTTGTACACCACGAGCAAAACCAGAAGATAATTGTTGTGGTTGTTTGTTACCTGTAAAAATTTTCCACAAATTTTCATACTCTAACTCACTATGTAGGGTGTCGGCTACTTGAGGTGTATTGTTGATTTCAACTAGAACATAAGCATCGTTATACATTCTAGCTGCATTATAGATGACGGTAGGGAACAAAACAGGACTAATAGACGAACTATGATACGTGGCCACCTGTTTATATGGCATCTCCGATATATCAAATACGGAAAATGCTGAGCAGTCCATGTTTTTGCCTTCTGAAACATCTACTGTGATAGCATACAGATGGTCTTTTTTGTTATCTCCGTCTGTTTCTTTTACTGGCTGATGGTAAATTTTAACCTTGTCATGCTGATAAACTGGATCTTGGTAAACCAATTGTTGTAATTTTTGGCCTGAAATCAATGTATTTGTAGAACCTAAGAATTCACATTCAAACTCTTGTCTGAATTGTTCTTCGGATGTGTTACGAATTGTTTCATATTTCCAGGCCTCATCACGACCAGGTACCATAGACCAGTGAATCTCAAATGGTTTATATCCATTCTTGTTACCAATGGCATCCATCCACAACTTATAGAACATATTCATACCATTAGGTGTAGACACAATAATAATTTTTGTGGATTTACCAGAAGAGATAACAGGATAGACTGAGTTAAAGAACTCCTCAGCAATATTTGCAGGCACGAACGCAAACTCGTCTAAGAATACACAGTTAAATGATCCTCCACGAACTGCGGATGACGAGGTTGATGCGGCCATAATTTTAGAACCATTCTCTAGTTCCACATTACCTTTGTTCCAGGTGATGATCCCTTGTTGTAACCACATTGGAAGATTTTCATATGCCAGTTGGTATTTGGCCAAAATATCCCGTGCAAGTGAACCTTTATTGGCCAAAACGGCAATGTTTTGTGAGTCTGAGAATAATGTTAACCAAAGAAGATAGGCCACAGAAGTGGTAGTTTTACCAACCTGACGTGGACATTTTGTGATGACAAAACGGTTATCGTGAAATAACTTAATCATTTCTTTTTGGAATGGCCACATCTCAAATGGCATCAAACCACGGTCAACGTTAACAATTTTGATGTAGTGTTGTGCAAAATACACTGGATCTTTTGCACATTTCAAAAATTCTTCAACCTGTTCTTGTGAGTATTTGATTTGTACGCCTGCTTTTTTAAGCAGCGGGTTGTCACGGTAACTGTCTTTTGAATCTATCATTCTTTGTTACTTTTGATGAACTTACTTAACTCTGAAGTTGATCCAACAAAAATGGCTTTGTCGATTGTTGTAGTTCCTGATGGTGCGTTTTTCTTATCCATATCACGCATTTGTTTTTGTACTGCAAGAAGTTCTTTGTTGGCATCTACCACATTCTTCAGCAGTGTACCATACACCTCAAATGCACGAGGATGTTGGCCTGCTTTTGCAATCTCTAATATTTCACCCATGGCAGATTTGCCTTGGTCTATCAAATCTTGTAGGTTAGATTTAGTTTGTTCGTATGCATCAGCTAAGTCTTCTTCAAGTTCTGCTTCATCAACCTTTACCGCAGGCAAAGTTTCTTTTTTGACCGCAGGCGGAGGTGCAACCACTTTTGTGGTCACATCAAAGATTTCTTCCATATTTTTGTCAAATGTATTCATAGTTTAACGTAGTTTAATTAACTTGTTGCGCCTTTGATGATTACATATTGAATCACTGGTGCTTCAGCTGTAACTGTTGTGATACTACGAACAGTAACGTTTGCTTGACCTGCACTTGTATTGGCAGCAAAAACATAATTACCTAATGTTCCGCCACTAAAGTGATTCAACATTATAAAATCATTTGCAGCAATTGTGGAATTTGTTAATACAAAAGTATTTGCAGCACCTGCAGCCAATGCTTGTGAGAACAATGTAATTTGGCCTGATGGTTTGTTTAATGTGACACCAGTAGTTCTACTTGTACCTTGAGTAACTACGCCACCAGCACCTGTTGAATAACCAATACCATTGCCTGATGTTTCTATCAAACCGCCAGTGAATATATTACCTGCAACACCAATGCCTCCAGAAACAATCAATGCACCAGTTGATGTATTAACAGAAGTATTAGAACTTTGAATAAAAACTTCTGTGAAAGGTGTAAATATAACATCACCATAACCATCTGGATCGATAATTAGATTAGAACCAGAACCTGTTGCTGTTGTGATTGTGGTAGAATAAAGATTGCCTCTAACGTTTGCGGTGCCAGTAATCAACAAGTTACCTGTTAGTGTACCACCTGTATTTGCTAAATCTGAACCAGCCGCATTAGCTGCCGCATTAGCGGTATTCCAAACTGTTTGTAAAGTAATTGCGTTGGCTGCATACCAACCACCTGCTTTATTTCCATCGTGTACAGTTATTTGATTCAATGTGGTATCAACAATCAGTTCACCAGAAGCACCAGTAATACTGGCAAGGTTGCTTGTTGTATATCGTCTAAATTGTAGCGTCTTTGACATTTTTTAACCTTTAAATATTTGGAGTTTCAGTTATAACTGTGTTGAATGTAAATGAACCTGTGTTAGATGTTTCAGTTGACAAATCTTCTACACCAACATCTATTGATAAATCTTCTGGAACTGGATCTAAAGCAGTTTCTGTTAATAAATCCTCATTAACATCTGCATATGTTGGAGAAATAACAATCTTTGCAAGTTCTTGTGGTACAACTTGGTAAGCCAAAAATTTCCAACTTGCATTTGAATTTTGGCCAACAATATTTTTATTAGAAACAAAATTGCCTGATAAATTTGAAAGTAACAAAGTCTTTCCTACTTTATCCCAAGTAACAACTTTGCCAGAAGCAGTTGATAATGACGCAGAAGTTCCTTGATATGCCAACTCACCAATTTTATAACCACCTAATCCTGTAGACGCCATTTCAAATAACACATTGTTTGCTTGGTTTGGATCATTGTATATATTCGTAATAGATGTTTCAACTAAACCAACACTTGAAGTACCACCAAAAATGAAACCTTTGACTGTGAAGTTCAAAGTCCAAATGACCATTCTTGTATCTGAATCTCTGTCACCTTCATAGGTTACTTCATAGGTTGTATTATTTAGGATGATAGGAACTTCTTTTACAATTCCCATTTCAGGAATCATATTGACTTTGATTGTATAATCTGGTGCAAAATATGGCAATATATGTTCTATGATTTGATTGCCATCTTCAATATTACGAACATAGAGATACAAACTAAAATCAAAATTGTATGGCACAGGCATATACTGTGAAAGAAAACCAGATCCTGCAGCTGCAAAGTTCTGCATGTTTGTGATTTGCTTACGACTTGCATCATAAGATATGCCATTCATTTCATATGACATACGTGG